TCAGTAAGAACGCTTACATCCACCCCTTCAGCTAATTCTTCTGCTGTTGAAACGAAAATAGTTCCATCATCTGACTTTGCTTGCCATTCTAATTTCACAGCAGTACCTTTGTCAAGTCCTAGTGCTACTAATATTTGTTCTTTAATGTCCATAGTTTCTTTTTTAATATAATAGATTAGTTAGTTATTTGTTTGATTTTGTGATTATTTCGTTCAATGCTTTTAACACTTCTTCATTAGTTGGTTTTGCTTTTTGCATCTCCTGATATTTTGAAGTGAAGTAGCCTTCTATGCTTAATCCTTTAATATCTCCTTTCTTTACTTTTTCCCAAAGCTCATCATTTTCAATTTTCATCTTAACCATCCAAGTCCCTTTTTTTAATTCAAATCCATAAAGGTTTGCCTTATCCATCTTAGGGTTTTCTATAATCCAAGACTCAACTGTTAAAACTCCTGAAACTCTTTCCTTATGCTGATAGGTTGCTTTATGATGGTTGTTATTCTTTAAGAAACTATAAGCACAATTCTTAACTGTATCTTTACTGAAGTAAACGTAATAATCATCTCCATTTTCATCTACCCTGTATATATTCTTATCAGGGATTAATGCAGGAGAAATGATTTCCCTTTTCTCAGTATCTATTTTAGCTAAGGTTAAATTATTTTTTGCCTTACTCATAAAAATTAGATTTTCTTCTATGGCAGGTTCTGATACTAAAGAAATACAATCAATAGCAAGAGATTCATTTTCATCATTGATAATTAGCTCTACAATTTTAGTTGGTTTCATATCATTATAATAGTCTTTGTTATCTTCTTCACATTCAGCTATAGAGTTATATTCACAGCTTCCTGTTTTCCCCCATTTAAATTTTCCGTTTTCACATTGTTCGCAAGGCATATAAAGTCTTTTTAATATAATAGAAATTAAGTTGGTTTATTTGATTTATATTGTTGCCCTTCTTCTAATGTTTGCAAGTTGATCTTGACTTGAAGTCATCTCATCAGTTACAACAAATGCTTTCAAAGGTTCAGGTTCTACCCCTCCACTAATATCGAATGAGCCTGACATCATTTGAGGAGCAGGAGGTGCTGCATCAGGAGCACCACCCCCTACACTTCCACCACCACCACCTCCACCTCCACCACCTACATCTGTACCTTGTATCATAGCTACATTCGCTAATCCTGCTGCTACTGCCAACCCCGCTGCTATTGGAGCCATAGCTGTTCCTACTACCGGTATAGCCAAGGCATTATTATAAGCTGCTACAGCTGATTGATATGTATCTACTATTGCTAAGCCTATTTTCATTGCTTTTTGTTTTTTTGCATTAGCTACCATTTTAGCCTGATAATCCTTTTCTATTTTCTCTGTACTTTTACCATTAGCCTCAGCTAATTTCATATCCTTTTTATAACTCTTTGTAAGTGCTTGTTCTTGTATTTTAATACCTTGCATTACAACTCCTAACCCTTGCTCAAGTAATTCTGTCTTATAAGCTGCTAATTCATCTGCTCTCTGCTTATCTTCAGCAGCTTCCTCCTCTTTATTTATTTCTCTTAATTTTTTATATTTTTCTTGTATTTCATGCGCTAATTTTGCCTTTGCTTCTAAACTTAAGTTCCTTAAATCAAGAGCCTTTACTTCTGCTGCTCCTTCATTTGCTAGTTCTATATCTACTCTTTCCCTTTCTTTTGCAATAGTCAGTAAGTAGTTCTCATCTTTTAATTCATTTATTTCTTTTGTAAGTTTTTTACTTCTAGCTAACTTTATCGCATCATATTTGTCTGTGATTGCTAACTCATCTGAAACTAACAGGTCATTTAATGCTTTTAGTGCTTTACGTTTATCATCTCCATCTAGTTTACTCTTTTGAATTATTTCCTTTTTTACATCATTAGCCCTTCTTAAAATCCTTTTTTCTACTGTTGACTCGTTCATTTCTTTCCTTAAAGATAATTGGAATAAAATTTCGTTTGCTTCTTCCTTTAACTTTATATTAGCTCTCGTGATTGTATTCTGTTTTCTTATCCATGCATTTTGCCTCCTAGTTTCTTCAGCAGCTACTGATTTTCGTATTGCGTTTGATTTCCTTAGAAGTGTTGTTGAGGTTTTAGATGACTCCCTTCTTATATTTGCTAAGTTAATTTCAAGATCTGCTAATTTATCCAAATCTGCTGCCATGTTATCAGACATAGTCATTTGTGCAACCTGTATTCTAAGTGCTTCCTCTGCATTGTCCACCCTCCTAGCCATTAAATCCTTTTCAATAGCCCCTGCCTGTTCTAGTGCTGCTAACCTTTCAGACTCTGTTAAATTTAAATCCTGAGATTTTTCTGTCAGGTCTTGTATGTCTGCCCTCCTTTGTGCTGTTTCTACATTTAAAGTTCGTGTCTTATCTGTTAGTGTATTCGTTGCTTCAGCTAATTCTCCTGCTAATTTTATCTCTCTTTCTAACTCATCTCCTAAACCCTTGAACGCTTCACTTCCATTTTTACTAATGCCATCCCAATCCAACGTTAAAATATTGAAAATCATTTTCGAGTAAGAAATATATCTGTCAATAAATACTTGTACTGCTGCCCCTGTTGATATAAGAGCTTTACTTAACCCTTCAGAACCTGCTTTGGTTTGTGTAAACCATGCTACTAAACCACCCAATGCCACTACTAATAATCCAATCCCTGTGCTTGCAATCCCTACTTTTATTGAGGTAAACATTAATCTAATTGCAGGTATTATACCTTTAAAAGACTTAGACAATCCATTTATAGAAAAGCCCATTACTTTAAAGTTCTTAATATTTGTTATTAAGCCTATTGATGTTTCTTTTTGTGCCTTTTTAAATGACTTTACTTGTGAAGTTGCACTTTTTTGTTCCTGTTTTAATTCTTTTAACCCAAGCCTATTTTGTTTTAACGCAAATGTATTTTCCCGTATATCTTCTTTCCTTTTTATAGCTCCTGCATTCCAAGCATTTTTACCTATCTTGCTTTGAGCTTCTTCAAGTTTTAATAGCTCTTGCTCTTGTATAAGTATCAGTTCGTTCTGAGCTTTTATACCCTCGTTTAATTCCTTAACATTACCTTCTGCCATTTCCAAAGTGTTCACATAACTTTTAGTTCCTTTTACAGCACTTGATACATCTGAATTTATTTTGAAATATAGTTCCTCTGCCATTTTATTTTATTTTAAAGTCCAACTCCTGTTTTAATTTGTGTAAGTCTAATCGTAGTAGCCCACATTATATCCCTATTATTTGCTCCCTTTACTTGTTGTAAGAATTTTATTCCTGAAACTCCTACTGTTGGAACCCACCCTGAAACACTACCTGAACTAGAGATTGTATCTCTTGAACTATCAATACTTAATACTCCTGATTTGTTAATTGCTACTCCTACTTCCGACCATGCTTTATAGTCCCCCCTTGCACCGCCTCCTGTTCCTCCTGTTCTAACTGCTACTGTTTGTGTTTCAAAAATAACTATTGTATCTGTAGGTATTGTAAAATAACTATCTGTTGTGTTATTTAAATATGAATCTACTGTGCTACTTCCTGTAGTGGCTGTTCCATACATTAAAGTTATTGACTGTCTTTCTCCTAAAGCATCATCAAAAGCATTACCTCCTAATACTATAGAGTTGTCTGCTGTTGACTCCCCCAAAACCCCTGATACATTTGCATTGTTTACTCCATTGGCTATTTCATTCTTGTTACCTGTTATAATACTATTCCTAGAGAAACCCCTAACAATATTATTTTCACCCATTATTAAGGTATTATTTGTCCCTGTTTGTGTAGAGTTTCCTGAACCGAAAGTTTTGTTGTTCTCATTACTAAAATTACTTATTAGATTTGTGCTGTAATTAAAAACCGAACAGGTACCATCTGCTTTGTTGTACGTGTAACCGTATGCTTCACATTGTAGCTGATTAGGTGTAATTAAATTAACCCCATCATCAAATGTTACAATCCCAAGCCCTGAAATTGTTGAAGGTCTTACGCTAAAACCTTTTATGTATGGTATTGTTATTGCAGGTGCTGCCATTATGGTATAAGTATAAATTCAACTTTTGCTAAGTTGTTAGGTTTGTAGTCAATTTTATTCACTCTAAATACTCGGTTTTTAATTAATATTGTGTCAAAGAAATTAAATGTATTGATATCTGCAGGGCTTAAATTTACTTTAATAGCCATAGTCCTCGTATTAGGATTGTAAAGTTCTGAATAGTAAGGTAGCCAATATAGATTGAATAAATTATTTACTGTAGGGGATCCTACTCCTGTCATTAATTGACATGCACCAAAATTAAAATCTTTAGTATCTGTACTTGAAGGAGGGGTAGATGTTACAGTAGGTATATCCGATAAGTGGCTGAATTGTAAAAATTCACTTTCAAAAGCATTTGCTGCACTTCCACTTTGTGCAGGTACACTATAGGTTGTACTTGTCATATCAACTACCCCATTATCATACAAAATCCTAGGGCTGTTATCAAACCCTTCCGATACATCATCATCACTCATAGCATAAATAGCAGGGGTAATGAAATCAGGGTAATCATCATCTAAAGGCTTTATTAATGTAGCTGCAAAAGGGTCTGCAGTAATTTCGTTTTCTCCACTTAATATATTAAACTCATTACCTGCATTATATTTTTGACTTCCGTATAAATGACCACCTACTGAATTTTTATATTTATTAAATGCATAATCATCTTCATCTTCTACAAATTTAAAGAAAGTACTTTTATTTAGGTCTGTTAAAGGTGTTAATTTTATCTCTGAAGTATCTACCTTTTCTGTCCAATCTAATTGCTTGCTATTTGGGTTATTTATAAATATATTCGTATATGGTTCAATCCTAATATTATTAGGGTTATCTTCATCAGGTAGGGTTACTAAATTAAACATAGTTAAAAGCCCCTTTAGGAAATCCCATTGTTTCAAATCCCCTCTTAATCTTTGTAGCATTGTATCACTTGTAGTTGCTGTAGAACTTGTAGTTGCTAAAGTTTGTCCTAACCCCCATCCACTTATGGCTAATAAAGTTGATACATTTGTTCCTGTAGTTGATACTTTGAATTTTGGTCTTAATGTATCACCAATATCTAAAATTGTTGTAAAATTACCTGCTATCATTGGTAATGTTCCTGATATACCACTCCCGGATGTTATTGTATTATTTATGGGTAACTCTACAAGCCCTGATGCCCTAACTACTTCCCACTCTGTTTCTATTTCCCAATTTCCTGAGCCTGTTACTTCATATATGTATTTATAATTTATACTGTAAGTTTGGTTCTCTGCTATTGCCGTATAAACTCCTGAACTATACCCTAAATTAGATCCGAAAGTATTACCACCACCTCCTCCTGAACCTGCATCAGTAATAATTGTAGCAAATGTGCCTGTTCCTATTTGGTCTGTACCAATATCTCCTGCTCCATTATCATTAAATGTTACAGGTCCATCATCTGAACCCCAATTAAAATCCATGTATAACTTGCTGAACTCTGAAGTATTAAAGAAATCAGATGTAAATGTAAAAGGAGATGCTTCAAATATTCTATCTATTAAATACTTAATCCTTATACATGGTCTAAACGCTGTTTCTAGTGTAAGTAGTTTAGGCATTCCTCCATTTGTGTAAGTGTATTGATGGTTCCAATCTATAAAAGGGTACTTTAAAACATTTGTAACTGTTGCTCCTGCTGCTCCTGCAAAACTCCCTACTGGTAGAGGTGCTACAGGCAAAATTCCCTGCCAACTATCCCTGATTGAGCTATAGTTGTAAGTATGTGCTAACTCTGAAAAATCTAAGTCCCTAAATGTCCTGTCCCTCAAAGTATCAGCGAGTGCTATTACTTCTGCATATAGATTAACATTATAACTGACCTCACCATTTTTTTCTGATATTTCTAGAAGCCTTAAAAATCCTTGAAACAAAAGCAACCCATCTTGTTTCAATATACATTTAGATCTTTTATAAGGATTGAATTGCAACCCTCCCCTACTTTCTACTGACCTTGTTATTTCAAAAATGTTATCGAATATTTGACTATTCCTTTTAGTAGCAGGTAATTTAAAAGCCTTGGAGTAAGACTGTACATTCTCAGCTACATTTTTAAAATCATCTACACTAAAAGTTAAAGGTAAATTCTCATCTTCATATAAATCTAAAATAACCTGCCCATCTCCATAAAACTGAATTACTTCTGAAGGTGCTGCAGTAACACTAATTGAATTTAATTGTAAAAGATTAGCTGTAGTAGTGTACCTACTAGCTATTACTATAGTATCTTCAGTAGAATTTGCTGTGAATTGTATTGTTTGAATACCTGCTACTGATAATGCATTTGTACTTTGTAATATAGTCCCTGAATAAATTAATATACTTGCTTGTCCTGTTATTAGATGAGTATTAAATTCTATATTATATACTGAGCCTATTGTTAAGTTAGATAGCTTTTGAATAATTCCATTATTTTTAGCTGAAGCACTTGAACTTATACTTAAATATGCACCTACCTTAACTACCTGTGTAGATAAAATATCATAATATCGATACCATGTATTAACAGACATAGTGGGGTTATAAAGGTTAATAGCAACCTGTGGCAAAGGATTAGCTGCTATTGTGTTTACTGAAGTATTGACATTATTGAAATCAATACCATCTATTAAAAATTGGTTAGCTGTATTATTTGAATTACTAAAACCATGATAATTCTGAGGTTGTATTATTAGTTGAACACTCATTATATTGACTGTGTTCTAAGTGTCTTACTTTTTTCAACTTCAAATGTGTATTGTATTAGCTTATCATTTGCCTTTGTTTTTTTTGTCCATTGTGATGTCTTTAACATTACAGGAGTTACATATTTATTTAAAGCAGATGTTGTAGATGTACTTCCTTTGTCATCTTGAAATCCTTCTAATAAATATACTTCAGGGCTGTTAATTAATTCTTCAAACCATGCTGATTCATCTTCATTTACAAAGTCTGTATTCATTTTAATTACTTCTGTTGCATTTACCCTAAAGGTTTTATTACCCCCTTTGTAACCGTTTATCTTATATGTTGATTCATTCCATGTTCCTGCTAACTGTTGGTATTTTGTTTTCTTTGTTGTAAGGGATTTTGAAGATTTCATAGTAAATGTATAGTAATCCCACGCCCCCCATTGATTCAACCAAGTAAGTCTGATAGGCTTGTAACCTTTTAAAGTAGGGCAGTTTATTTTAATCTGATAAGTTGATGACATGTTCACTAATCCACCTGTAACAACTGCCAATGTATAACTTGCAACAGTTCCTGCTGTTACATACCCCTGAAACATTGTACTCCACCCCTTAAGATTTGCAGGGAAAATGCCTAAATATAAAATCCTTGAATATATATTAGCATTTGCATAACTAAAACCTCCATTTATAACATTATGAGTTACTACTTCAGAACCTAGGGCAGAACCATCATGGTCGTAATACTTAATTCTAACTCCTGAGCTTCCTGCTGTACCGGGGCTTGTAAATCCTTTTGTTATGGGGTTTCTCATATCTAATGCCACGGTTCCATAATCATCTATGTTAGCATACTGAATGAGCGGAGCATTACTTAAAAACTTTCTTTCTTTGTTTTCTATAAAATAAAAGTCTTGTAAATTATATCCAAAGTTATTGGTATATAATGCTTCTTCTAGCTCATCATCTTCCTTTAAGTAGCCATTGAATACAATATATTCTTGCGTATTTATTTCTTCTACACTTATAATTTGATTATAAGTATTACTTGTAACATCCAAATCTAAGTATTCAACCTTAAATTTTATTGCCAACCATCTTGCTGTATTTTTATTTCCTGAATACTTATCTATTAAGTGTATAGGCAATGAAGGGAATTTATTTAGTGCAAGAGTCTTATAAGTACACAGGCTTTCATCTATTGGTACATTGTCAGCACTTACATAATTTTCTATAACAGAGCTTAAATCAAAAATACCTGAACCTGCATTATTAGGTGTAGTTTTAAATGTTCCTACTATATGTGTGGTAGAGGTTAAATCAGGTGTAATGGTATCACTGATATGAACTTCTGCCGTAAACTTAACCTGCTCCTGCCCATAAACTATTCCATTATTTTCTACTGTAAAAATTACAGGTTGCCCTACAGGAAGTGTTGAGTAGAGAGGTTTCTGTATTATAGTTGTTGCCATTGTTTTATTTTATTTGTTTTCTTATTTCTTCTATGATGTCCTCTTTGATTTCTGTAAGTAATTTATCTTTAAATTCTTTAAGTCCTAAACTTATAGGTTTCTGAAAAAACTCTACACCTTTTATACCTTTTGTCCACAGGACTTTTACTATTGCTATTTTTAACCCTACTGTAGTTTGATACTGACCTTTTTCATTTCTCGGCTGCATACCCTTCTTCTTTATAAATGAGCCTATTCCTTTATAAATACCATTCCTTTTACCCAACCCACTACCATACCTAAAAGGAGTTGGTACTACAGCATCCTTGTAGTTTTTAAAAGTCTGCTGTCCTGAATAGCTCCCTTTATGATCACCTGATTTTATTACTCCACCTGCTCCTGATACCCCTGCATCTACATACTTCCCATAGCTTTCCATGTAGAAACTTATGTCCTGAGTTTTACCATCTCCACTATCTGTAACTTTAAAGCGTATAGATTTCTCTAAATTACCCCCACCTTTCCCTGTTCTTTGGAGAATACCTTTTGCTTTATTTACAACCTGCTTCCCAAAAGAATTTAGATATTTTTCAAGTGAAGGGTAATCCATTATGCTAATCCTACAAATAGCTCTACTGAAGCATCTGCTGTAGCATGTGTTGGCTGTACTATTAAACTTGTTAAAGTTCCACCTGCTCCAAATGCAGGCACTCCTGTTGCTCCTTTAACAGATAATAAAGATACAGACATTACATAAGAGTTACCTGCTGAAATTAAAATCTCAAAATTAGTAGTTGCTGTAGTTACTGCTAATTGAATATCATTTGTTTCATCTAAGTTTGTTACTCTAACATATCTTACATCAGCTACTTTGATAGCCCCTGCAGTTGTATAAGCATTTGCAGCAAATACTGCAATTGTAGTTTTCTGTGCTGCAGTACACACTAATATTCTTTCCATAACATCATTTATTCCTGCTGTTGTTACAGTGTTACTTGAACCTCTGAGGGCTCCATTTAAAACTACCGACTCGGTAATTGTTGTTACTAAATTTGCCATGTTATTTTTTTATAAATTAATTGTTATTTTAAACTTTTTCCATCCTATCTCTATTGCCCACCTACCTATTTTAAACTTCATTAATACCCTGCTCCTAAATTAGTAACAGGTATTGTGCATGCTTCAAAGGTATTTGTAACTTCTATCCCAACACTAAATACCCACCCACAAAGTAGATTGTCAAAGCGTTCCTGAAAAGGTTGTAATGTAAAATCTCCATCTGTAAAATAGATTGCATCATTTATATTATTAACCCCTTCTAATGACTGCTGTTTACTATGTCTTAGCATACTAATGAAGTCTGTTGCTATTTGTAGTGTTTCATTGAATACATCTTGTTCGTTACTAAGATCTTTTACAAGTTTGTTAAAGTCTGCTTTTTTATTATTCATAGTCCAATCTTCCCTTTCTACTACTAAGTCCATGATAAAAATTTGAAAGTTATATATAAGGCTTCCCTGTCCTGCTTGAACATCAGCAGGGTTTATATGCATTAAAGGAAACTTTTGCATTTTTTCTATGTTAACCTTCCAAATATCTCCAACTGAGGTACTATGTATTTGCTCATGGTATTCCCCTATTCGTAAAAGAGTATTTACAGTGTTGTTGTATGTTTTATTGTTTACCATTATTGTTTATTGTCTAATTGAACCTTATTTGTTTCTTGTAAATCTGTTTCATAACTTAACCAAGTTAGGCACTCCAAAAGACTTAGCTTTGTAATTCTTTCTAGGTCGTGAATTTTCCCATCTGTGAGCCTATACATTACTCCGAACCATCCCCATTTATCGGCAAAATCTCCATCAAATCCTTTAGACTCACTTTCAGATGTTCCTGTATTGAAAACGATTTCAAAATTAGTAATAGTTCGCTGCCTAAACTCCAAAAAAAAACCAATGCACTTTGCACCTGTTCAGCTTTCATATCTTTAAATATCTTTGTCCTTTCTTCTATCTCCCCATCATACGCTTCAATAGTATATCCTTCAGCACTTTGTTTTGTTATCGGTCTGAATAGTACCGCCATAATTTCAGGCAGGTGTTCGTGAAACCCTAACTCAATAAAATGTTCTATGTCTGCATATTCTCCTAAAGTAATATTATCTAATTTAGGATGGAATGCGTAAGTGACATCATTTATTGTAAATCTTTCTTTTAACTGCGAGTCCTCATCATTTTGTATTACAGCTATTTTAGCTAGTAAAGTTAAAGCATCTTGTAGTTCTAAAGTTTTCAAGAACTTATCAGGTACATCAGTCATTACTTGTAGTATATGAATAGCATCTGATGTTTTACTACCCTTCTTGTAGTCAATTAATTTAGCATAGGTTTCTAAAGAAACATCATCCCAATTATTAATTAGATTGAATTTATTTTTTTTACCATCCTGCTCAATGTTTACTTGCATAGTATATAATAGAAAAAGTTGTTATTTAGTTTAAAAGGTGTATCTTTACAATCTTCTTATCTGTTTTCTGTTTTGAAAAGGAGTTACTAATTGTGAGATTTGGTAGCTCCTTTTTTTTATTGTACATAATATTTACCTGCATTTGGATTATCTAAGTGGTATATCACATTATAACGAATACCATCAATAGCATGGTTATAATTATCTACATATAGCTTTGAGCTTTTATCTGAATATATATAATTATTTAGCTCCTTAGCTATGTTAGTTGACTCAGGGGTTACTATCAATTCATAATCTTGCATCCTAGTAATACCACTTTCAATAGTCCCTTTCTTTACAGCTTTAATGTTTACTCCTTGGTGTCTTAAATCTTCTATAAGTCTAGGTTCTGCTGAGTCTGCTATTATAAGTTTATCCCCTACCTTATCTAACACTATCCTAGCTAGTTCATGGGACTTTAAACCATTCCGATAGATGTGCTCCTTTAAGTATATTTTTCTATGTTTCTTATCAATAGCTACTTCAGTAAGTGAGTCAGGATCCACACTAAATCCGAAATCCATGCCACAAGAAGTCTGTAAGTTATCAGGATTAAATTCTCCTATGCTCCAATTCTCAAAGACTACTCCTTCAGCTTTCGCTAACCACCCTCCAAGAATCTTATGTTGATACTTTTTAAAGTTATTATGCTTTATACTCTTGATGCGGTCTAGGAAGCTCTCAGATAGATTAACTTCATTATCTAAGTATGTACTATGTATATAGCATACATTGTCTTTAACGCCATTAAAACCACCTTCTACTCCTTTGTCCTCAAAAAACCTTTTGTATATCCAATGCTCTTTAGTTGTTGGGTTTAAAATTAAGATTACTCTATTTTGTATATTTTTTTCTCTTATACTTAAATCAATAGTATCGAATATATTTTCATCTACAAGTTCCTCAGCTTCATCAAGTACCCACGTGCTCACACCTTGTAAAGATTTTAGGCTTGCAGTTTGGTTACCTGCTGATGTCTTAATACCTCTAAAAAGAATGTCTGATTGGTTCTTAGCATTAACTACTTCTGACTTATTGATATTAAAGGTTTCATCAAATCCAAGTAATCCTATCTTTTCTAAGAACTCAGGAATGATTGACAAGTGAGCTGAAGTCATTGTAAACCTTGTAAATAAAACCCTTATACCCCTTGACATTGTTAAGAGTGTAAGAAAGACTGTAACTGCAAAAGACTTTCCTGAACCCCTACCTCCTGTTATAATAAAGTATCTAGCCTTTGAGTCAAATAAAGGATTGTATTTCTTACTCAGTATCAGTGTCAATGAATGTAATTAAAGGAAGGTTAAGGGCTTTATCTCCTGATGTTAAATCTACTCTGTTTGTTTCGTTCATACCTAATATGTTCTTTGCTCCGTGAATTACTACTGATGGTACTTTGTCTTTTATACATTCATAAAATTTTGACATCACAAAGTCTTTAGCTATTAACTCAACATCATTTACTGCTTGTGCAAATACTTCATCTTCTTTTAACCACTTGTAGTAGTTAGTTCTTGATAGGTCGCAAGACTTTAAAGCTGTTGTTACTATACCTAGACTTCCCTCTAGTGCTTTAAGCATTTGCTCCTTTGCTATTTTTGTTCTATTTTGTTCCATTTATTATAGTTGCTTTAAGTCCTGTAAATTGTTCCCATCTTTCTATTATTACATCACAATACTTTTCATCTAACTCCATTCCGTAACATTTTCTTTTAAGTTTTTCTGCTGCTATTAGTGTTGAGCCACTTCCTAAAAATAAATCAGCTACAATATTTGCTTTATGGTTTCCTATTGCTCTTAATGCAAGTTGTATTGGTTTTTGTGTAGGGTGTAATTTATTAGAGCTTTCTCTATCTACATTCCAAACAGTTTCTTCTTTATTATTTCCTATCCATTTTAAAGTTTTGTTTTTTGGTTTCCAATATAAACAAGGTTCGTGTTTCGCCTTATAATGTATATTCATATTAAAGGTGCTGTTATTTTTATTCCATATAATAACTGAATGTATTTCTCCATATTTTTTTACAGCACTATAAAGTCCGTTAGGGTTTTTATCTGCATACCATACATAACAAGGGCCATTTGAAATATCTGATATAATAGGAATTACATCTTCATATATAGTAGTTTCTTTTTCATCTCCTCTTAATCCATCTCTTTTTTTACTTCCACCAATATAGTCAACTCCATAAGGAGGGTCTGTAAATACCATATCAGCTTTTTCTCCATTCATTAGTTTCTCTACATCATCTGAGCTTGTACTATCTCCACACATTATCCTATGCTCTCCTAGTTGCCAAATATCCCCACGCTTAACTATGCTTTCAGTTACTTCAGGTATTTCATGATCATCAATAAGTCCTGATTCAGGTTCTGCATCATCTAGGTTTTCCCATACATCTAAACCCCATTCAGCCAGTTGTACGCTATCCCATTCGTTTGCTAGTATATCCCATTCCCATTCTCCAAACCCTACATTGTCTTTAACTATAAACTCTTTCTTCTGTTCTTCTGTAAGTCCTTCAGCTATGTCTATCCATACTTCTGATAGTCCTGCTTCTTTACTTGCCTTTAATCTCATATTGCCACCTAGTACCATCATGTCCTCATCAACTACAATAGGTCTTAGCTTTAACATTTCAGGAAATTCTTGTATTGACTTTACTAGCTTTTTAAACTTATCATTCTTAATTATTCTAGGGTTGCTTGGGTTTCCCTTTACTTTACTGATCTTAACTTGTTGTTTCATAGTATATAATAGAAATTAATGTAATTTATTTAAAAGTCCTCATTGATGCCTCTTGTACCTGTAGCTTTTTCTTTAAATCCTTTCCATAAGTTTTCTCTATTCTTGCTTAGGCTAGGTTCTGTTCTCTGTAAAGTTGGTATTCCTTCTGTTGGCACGCTATCCATGTACAACCCACACTCGCATTCTGCTTCCTTTGCTTCCCAATTACCGTCCCTATGTACTATGGTTACTTTCGCTAGCTCTCTAGTATTACCACATTTGCAAGTGTATAATGTCATCTCTTTAGTTTATCTAATTCAAACTGTAAATGATTAATAGCTTTCTGTATGCACTCTACAGGACTAGCGTGTTTCCTTTCAGCTCTTAACAAGTAAGTTACAGCCGTTCCTGTATT